CCTGACACCCGACCACCATTACGCTTTGCATGTCCGTATTCCAATAAGTGTGTAATCTGATAATTGGTTTTGTTATACACTATATATCCAGATCCGCTTTTTTTAGCTCGCCAACCTTTTGCATAATCACCAGTTAATTTAGGACTTTCGATTTTCAAAGTTTTAACCGCTTCTTTTGCAATATCTTTCTTAGCATCATCAAGTCCTTCTGTTACTTCATTCGTGTACTCTTGTAAAGCTTTATTTATTTCCTTAACTAGATCATCCATCAGCAATCACCTTCTCACATGTCAGGCGCATTTTTTCACCATTCTTTTGAGTGCGAATGATGCGATATTCCGTACCTTCATGCGTGAGTTTGGTTTCATTCTGATATTCAAAGGAGTATATCTCGAATTGTTTTTCTGCTTTCAATCCTTGAGCCGCTGCATCGTAAAATTCAGATGAACTTACACCAAATTCATTTGCAAATATGGTTCGTGGTGTTTCTGTTTCAATCTGATTACCTAGTGGATCCGTTGTATATGTGACAGTTAGTAAATCAATAACGTCATTGTGTCGCATTGTAATCACCAGCTAGGCTTAAATGTTGTTTCAGCATTTCATAAGATTGTTGGAATCGTTCAGCATCCGGGTTATCGTAACCGAATTGCGCTTTGCAATAAGTTGTAATTGCACGTTTAACAAGAGCATCCGTATCATCGTTAGCCTTAACAAAAGAAACGCCCGACTGTTCTAGATCCAGTCGAGCGCCATTTATTAAATCTTGTACTTCTGTATCAAAGGCAGTATTTGATGAACTAATACGCAATGCTTTCTTTACATCATCAATAAGCATCCCATCACCTACTTATCAGATTTCTCTTTGCTAGGTGATTCCTTCTTTGTTCCTCTAGGTTTTTTACCTTCTAGGAATCCTTGCTCAATTAAATAAGCGATCCTATCCTCATCTTCATGAGAGTAGGAATCGCCTTTATTGTAGAATTTATAATCGTGAATATCACGAAAACGTCTTTTTACCTTAGGCAATTATAAAACCTCCTTATGCGTTAGGTGCGTTTTGGATTAGAGCGAATGCACTTTCGTCAATAACGTCACCGTCAACGATTGCATACGCAACATAATCTGTAGTACGTGCTTTTGCGTGATCTTCTGTTACTACGCTGAATGGTTCGTTTGTGTTGAACACAAGACCTTTACTAGCGTTACCAAACAGAATAGATCCGTTAGAAATACCCGCATCTGGCTTAACAGGCAATCCGAAAATACGACCTACACCTTCACCTGTAACATCGGGAATGAATAGAGGACGTCCATCATTATCAGTTAAGTTAGCAAGCTCTCCCCAAATCGTAGCATTGTTCGCATAAATTGCCGCTCCATCTTGGTAAGAAGAATGAAGAAGTCCCATAGCTGCAGTTAAATCTTCATAAGCTAATGGATCTGGAGTTGTTGCTTCTGGATCATATGTTACAACTTGTGGAGTTCCAGATTGTGCAAGTAATGCTGTTTCTACACCACGTGGTTGACCTGAACCAGTACCTTGAGCTGCAGCTGTACCTAGTGCAACACCGACACGCTCACCAAGTTCATTGATGATGTACGGAATGAATTCATCCATAGCCATAGATTTAAGTTTCCAAGATACTGTAACGGATTTAGAAAGCTCATGACCATCAAGGTTAAGCTCACCAAATGTGTTCTGTTCATCCGCTGTTGCAGTTGCTTCGTCATACCAAGCAGCATCTCCAGCATCAATAGATTCGTGTTTCTTGATCGTAAGTTTACCTTGTACTGCGTATTTCTTAGCATCAGCGTAAAGAGGGTACATTTCCTCTGCACGTTTGAAGATACCTTGAGCAACAGTTTCAGGAATAAGGATGCCTGTGTTTCCTGTATCATGCGTGTATGCGTTGTTGAACTCCGCATTGACTTTATCGAAAACCTCTTTCTCGTCTGCTTCGATTTTCTTACCCATCATTTGTTTAGCCCAAGCGTTTTTGTAAATCTCTTGTTCATCTAATACTTTAGGTTCGTTTAAATTATCCACTTCTTTACCGCCCTTCACGTTTTCCGATTTGTTTTCAAGGTCAAGACCTTTTTCTTTGTCTTTAAGAGAATTTAAGTTAGCGTTCGTGATTTTCGCTTGCTCCCAATCGTTATCTAGCTTTTCAATCTCTTTCATTTTAGCGTCAGATTCTTCAAGCTTGTTTTCCGCGATTAAAGATTCCGCTTCCTCCATTAAGTTCTTACGATTTTGTAAATATTGTTCTTTATTCATCTTCATCATCTACCTTTCTAAGTTTTAATAAGTTTAATTTTGCATTTAAAATATCCGCTTCATGATCAGAAGGTTGTTCCTCTGATTGAACCGGATTAAATGTTTCCTTCATATTTCTAATTTTGTTGATCACTTGTTCAGGTAACATGCCTTGTGCATTTACACTAGCTACTAACTGTGGTTCATTTGATTCAAACATCACTTCATCAATAAAGTTATGTTCTAGTGCTTGTTGTGGAGTGAGCCAGGTTTCATCATCCATCATTTTGAGTAAATCTTCATCTGACATTCCACTTCTTAACTTGTAAGCATTAGCTACCGTCTGATTTACGTTTTTCAATACAGTTGACATGTGATCCATATCTCTATAATCTCCACCTGCTACAACAGAAGCATTGTGGATCATCATTTGACTTGTGGGCGACATCAACAATTTATCTCCAGCCATAGCAATTACAGATGCAGCACTTGCAGCTAAACCTACAACCTTAACCGTAACGTTACCTGGATGATCTTTTAATGATGTGTAAATCTCTGACCCATCAAATACACTACCGCCACCGCTATTAATAATAACCTCAACATCTCCACCATTTGCATCCGCTAACTGATCGTCAACGAATTTAGGGCTTGTGGCTTCAATGTCAAACAGATCATAAATCCATTGATCGTTGTTAGAAATAATAGGGCCTTTTACATTGATTTTTTTCATTTACTCACCCCCTCTCAATCATTCTGTTGTAGGCCTTGTATCTAAACGCCTAATTGGTTCATCTCCACCATCTAACGGAGTCATATTAAGAACTTCCCTTACTTCATTTGGTGTCATGATACCTCTATCCACAAAGTCTGCTAGTTTTAATTTTGTACCCATTGATGCAAATGTTAGATTAGAAGATTCAAACACAATCTTATTTCCGAAAGCTCTTTCTCTCCTACTGAATAACTTCCTAGAAAACTCTCCACTCATTTGAATGACAACAGGTTCGACAGCTGATTCATAATAGGAGATCCATTCATCTTCTGTATAACTACCTTGTATGATTTTTTCATTCGTATTGAAGAATGAGTAAATACGATTCACTGTTTTAGTCATCTGCTTTTCATTCGGTACATAGTCTTTCGGTTCTACTTGTATAGCATCCATTTTCGCATCTGTACCTGCAGCTCCAACCGTGTCACTTTCCATATTCAGATAGTCATTAACAAATTGTTTAGTTTGAGCCTTTAAATCCTCAGGACGTAATGTCTGATTAAACTTAAGCAACCACTTAACGATATTGGAATTCTTAATTGCTTTCACAATACCTTGGTCTGTAGTGTTCACAATTTCCATTAATGAAGCTAGTGCTTCCGCTGGGGAATCACCAAAAATTTCGTTTTCATTAAAGTCTTTTCTCAGGTGGATCACATCGGTATAACGGAATGTAACGGTTCTTCCGTTTCGCAATGTGAACCTTAAATACAAACGCTCATTATCATCTGTAATGGCTTCGCTAGACATAGCTGTAATTGGATAAATCTCAGTAGGATAACCATTTTCATCACGATTAATATAAGCAAATGCGTTATTATTAAGTTCCAGCTGCGTTACCAACTTCTCTTGCATTTGTTGCCCTGTCATATAAGGATTAGGTTCTTCTAACAAGAACTTCATGTAAACATTAGGATTAACATCTGTTTTCTCCAATGTTTTACGTATATGTTTCCCTACTGCTTTCCCAATTGCTTGTGATTTAGGACGAATAGCTGACCTTACTATATCGGAATGATACAAATTCCCATTCCAGGAGTAAAAGCCGCCTCCATTATCTGTAATCATTTTGTATTCTGATACTGTAGTGGTTTTGTTTTTAAACCAGCTAAACAACCCCAAGTAACCACCCCCTTTAAATCATTGCTTTGTACTCGTCTAAGTGTCTTTCTAAAACTACATAAGCATCTAAAAGGCTCGCTAATCCGTCTATACGTTTCTTTGTATTAGTTCCTTTAATTGGTTGGATATTATTGTTTTTGTCAACATCAATAGATACGTTGGAAAGACACCATTTTAATATTGGGTTATTATTATAGATGATTTTATCGCTCTCTAAATCAGCTCCTAATGACTTCATAGGACTGGATAACGTTTTCTTGCCTTGTTGCACAGACTCCATGCTTTCTTTACCGAAGTAATTCTGCATTTCCTCAACGAAATAAGTAGCTGACCAATCGTCGTAACCACTCCAAGGGATGTATATATCTTTTTCCTGTTGCATTTCTACGAACCAAGCAGTCACATCACGATAGTGAACTTTATTTCCTTCACTCAATCGCATGTATCCTTGTTCTACCCATTTATCATAAGGGATCTTATCTTCTTGGATCCGTTTATCTAGCAGCTCCTCTGGCAACCAATACATTTGTTCAACGTATATATTCTCATCTTCTGGAATCATAAAAATAACCGTAGCACATGTTAAGTCAGTGGTACTTGCTAAGTCAGCACCGCCTATACCGTACTTCGGTTTCAATTCCGCTATATCGAATTTTTGTTGATTGTCTAACTGATCAAAAGTAAGCCAAGCTTCACCGTTTGTTTCCCTGATGTTGAAATCTTTACAAACAAGGTTTTTAACAAGCATAGGGTTAGCTCTAGCTTTATTAACCTTTTGCTTTAATGTATCAACCTTTTTGATCGTACCTAATCCCGGGTTAGCTTTTTTCCATTTGGATTCATCAGTCCATTCACTACGTTGATCCAATTCATAGATTATTGGAAGAAGCCTTTCATTCTTATATCCGTCTGGATCCCCGTAACCATTAATGACCATTTCGCATTCATCATAAAGTCGATCAAATACAGATTCTCTTACAGTACCGGCTGTACTCGTAATAAAAATTAATGGGTTGTCCCTTGAGGAAGTACCGTCAACGACTACATCATACATGTTCATATCTTTCCAAGCATGTACTTCATCAAAGGTAGCTCCATGAACGTTTAAACCATCAATGGTTTCAGAGTCGCGACCTAAAGGCTTAAATGTTCCATCGTTAAAGTCGGAAACCATTTCTGAAACAAGTGGTTTAATCCTCTTCTTGAGTACAGGCGACTTCTTAACCATACGTTTAGCTTCTAACCAAATGATTTTAGCCTGGTCTTTTTTTGTGGCAACAGCATAAATTTCTGGGCCTAACTCTCCATCACCTATCTGTAAGTACAAAGCGATTGCAGCTGCTATTGTAGATTTTCCGTTTTTACGTGCTACGATCAACAGAGCTTCTTGGAACTTTCGGTATCCATCAACTTTATGAACTATGCCAAAAACTGCAGCAATTAATGCAAGTTGCCACAATTCTAAAATGAATGGTTTACCGCCTAGCTTACCTTTAGAGTGTTTACAAAAACGCTCGACAAACTCTACTGCATGGCTTGCTTTTTCTATATCAAATTCCCATTCTGAATCCTCATTTTTGATGATGTCGTCAACTAAGTGCTGATAAACTTTAATGATTTTTACTGGAGCAACCTCTTTCTTAGATTGCAACTTTTGATGATATTCAATTACAGGGTTCGTTTTTAAATAACTCATCGTCTGCTCATGAACTCATCGAATCCATCATCAGTATCTTTCGGTTCTTCTTTAGGTAATATATTAAAAAGCTTTTCACATGCAGTGGTGTAACGGTTTATCATTGTGTTGTACGATTTCTGGGAAGGGTTCTCAACCCACATGCTTTGAGAGCCTTGAGTAAATTTGTAAGTAGGCCCTTTTCTTTGAATGTTATCTTCCAGTATCTCAAGTGTAATTGTCATAAAAGCAATACGTTCGATTAATCTACTGGCAACCTTTTGCTTTTCTTCCGAAACACCATTAAATAATTCGCGTAATCTTTCTTTTTCAGCTTCTATTTTTTCTAACTGCGTTTTTTGAGCTGGCTTAGCCATTTTTAGACCCCCCCTCATGTAAGACGACCTGTGCGTTAAAGTTAAG